GGGAAGTCAGGGTGGTGCGCCCTATCGTTATGGTTAATGTCTTTCATAAAGTTAAGTGGTGAACGAGCGGGTTCCGGCGGGGCCGAGGTAAGCGAAGGTCTGCCGGACATTGCAACGCTACAGAGCTTGACCCATTTCTTTTGCCGCCCGTTCACCATGTTAATTATTTAAGGAACCCGTCAGCAGCTTGTCCCGCTGCCATTTCTTTCAGTTCGTCAATCGATGCAACACCAGCCTTGGGCTTGTAGTTGCTGCGCTTGTTAACTTTAGATGCCATCTTCTCCTTACCAACAGCCTTGTTGCCGTCATCATCAGGCTCGTCCGTTGCTAGGCAAACGATGCTCTGCAAGGTGTAGCGTCTGGCATAGGTGACGGCTGAACCAAGCGACTGCATATCATCCTTGACGCACCGCAATGGCATCATGCTTTGCAGGGCTTGGTCTTTGTAGATGAGACGACAAGTCACAAAGTCCTGTCGCGGGTAGTGAACTTTAGTTCCGTCCTCTTGTAGTTCGGTTCTCTCCGGAGTGAAGTCGGTGATGTGAACCACAGCAATACCTTCCTCATTAAGAACCGCTCTACACGCCTCAATGACTTCATCCAATCCAGCGTACTTGGATGAGAAGTACGGGTTGTCTGCTGACTTAACAGCTTTCTTTAATTTCAACTGCGCTCTTGCAAGCACGGTTCCTATATTATCCTCACTCTCTTTTTCTTTATTAGGCATTGTTCTTTCTTTCTTTTATCAGGTTAAAGAAGGTTGGCGCGAGCATCGTCACCATCCAAGGGCCACCGTTCTTACGATGGGCAACCACTGGCGGCTTCTCCCCGCACTCACCTTCCGCTTGTTTCATTGCACTATCTATCTGAAGTCTCTCCACCCTCTTCACCTCAAAGTGATAGGGTAGGTTAGTCACCACATCAGGGCTATCCGGTGAACCGGAGAATTGCTGGCCTCTCCTAGCTTCATACCCGTGCGAGCGGATGACATCACGCCACTCCAACTCGCCTCGCTTTCCTTTGTTTCTACTGTTCATGGTGAGCCTTCTCTATCCCCTTAATCTTCTCCTCCAACCTCGCAACTTCAGACTTTAATTGTTTAAGCCTTTCTTCCTCGCGATGGCATGGTATGCCAGCGTACTCACAGCAAATCTTATGAGTCTTCCACCCGTAGTTTCTCAAGCGAGAAACACTTGGGTGCAGGACGCCGCTCTCAATAGCTTCCTTGACAGCCTCGCGGCTGAAGCCAACACCCGCATTGCTAATGGAGTTGGACGTTCTGCAATTAAGTTCAACCGCATCATCCCCCTGCTCCCACCGCTCTAACATCCGCTCACCTCTGGCAACTATTTGTGATGCCCTCTGCGGCCCGACCCTAATCCTCTCCCCAATCTTCCTGAACGTCATGCCGCCCCTCCGTAGGCCGACTGCCAGTAAACTTCTAGGGCCAAGTAATTCAAGTTTTGTTTTCATATTGTTCAACCAGTTCGGAAAGCTCCCGCACCGTCTTGGGGCCACAGTTCCTATACTTAATGAGTTTCCCATACCCAATGCTATCCTTCAGTTCGTCCAAGTTATTTATCTTGGCGTTCTCCAACGCACGAAAAGCACGGTTCGATACAAACTCATACCTTTCCCCACTCAAATTAACTACTCGGTAAATCTTCCCCGAATATTTATCTTCGTATTGCCTGTGCTTGAGCGTAAATTCCTTTTCGACATAAGGTACATAATCAGGGACTTTAGGCTCCCAAGCCCCACAGACCGGACACGCCTCCCCCTCGATTTTTGCGGGCGGTGGCTCCCCACATTCCACAGATGTTCTGCCAGTGGTGTCGTGCATCCACTCCCAGAACCAGCTTGGTTCGTTGTCCTGTTTCCATGTAGTCATAGTACTGTTCGGTACTTGTAAGGAGGGCTGCACCGAAAGGAGGTGGGGGTGGAGAACCCCTCGGAAGGCGGTGCAACCCAGCCTCACAAAAATTATTGTGTGTATTCTCCAACCTTTGACATATCAATTAGCATCTCGATTATATCCCTTCGGCTCCTCCCCGTCTCTCTCACTAGCATAGTCAGCTTCTCGTGGTGCTGTTGCGTAAGTCGAACGTGCAATCCGCTTCTGTTTAAGTCAGGTCTAATCTTTGAAACCTTGACCTCATCCTCCGTTGTGTTTGTCTCACTCATTGGCGTCTAGTCTGCCACAAATTCCGGTACAAGTCAAGGTTAAAAAAAGACGGGGCTAGGTAGAAAGAGCAAGAACCTAACCCCGTTGCTAGTGTCGGAAAGGAAAATAACCTTCACTAGCTTTCTTCATTGTCGCACAACTCCTCCCACGATTCAATGATAGCCAGTGCTATACGTTTCGCGTGGTCGGCGTCGCGGCATCCTTCTTTTAGATTTTGTAAACCGCATCCGATTAAGGATTGGCCCATCCGTTTCTTGCTGGCTCCACGCACCTCCGATACTTCGGTTAGTGTGCGTAAGTCCTCGCAAAAATCCAATGCAGCTTGGTCTGCATCAGAAATATCAATGTCATTTATATTTGTAGATACCAACACGGATAGTTCCTTTCCCCCTTGCTTTCATTGTGACCTCCTTGCCCTCTGCCGTGGTGAACTTCACCGTCCTGCCACTCGTCTCCTTTGCGAGGGCGCAAGTAGGAGTGATGACTGTAACAGTATAGATTACATTGTCCACTTCAATCTGTTCACCGACCTTCCGCATCACGCCACCGTAGTGGTTGCGGTACGGAACCGTCTCCCATATTTCAAAGGCTCCAATCTTTTCCATCAGGACTTGCAAGCCCCATCTGCTATGCTTCCACGGTACTACGCTCATTGCCCATCCTCCGGTTGTCGCTCATCCGTGGTTGGCAAATCCTTTTGCCGCTCATTTTCTGCCAGCCCTTCCAGCCATCGTTCACGTTGCCGCTCATAGCGTTGCTCGTCTTGCTCTTCCCGCTCATATTTTATCTCTTGGTTTTTCATGTTAGTAACTTTCTCTTTACACCTATTTTATTCTTGTTATAATCTAACTCTGTTAGCCTTATGTTAGCCAGCTTCTTTCCGTCAGCTAACCCAACCAACACCAACCAATCAAACAGATTAGTTGTGGAGTAATCGGTTTAAGGATTGTTATTCTTTAGCTTCTTCCAATACTTGACAGTAGCTTTCTTCTTGTAGCCATTAGGCCCACCGTTCCAGATGCGGGCGTAGTCCTCCACAGTTGGCTCTCTCCCTAGCCTTTTCTCATTGGCGTATAGGTGGAGGTAGGTGATGAGGATTGATTCCGATTTCTTTCTATCGTAACAATCAGATGGAAACTTGTATTGCTTCCACCCTTGAGCCTTCCGATACTTATTCACATCATCCACGCAGCACTTGTGTATCTGCAATGGGCCATGCGCTGCACCGTTGTCACCTATTGCTAGGTTGTTTCCCCCTGATTCCTGCATTATCAGGGCCATCACGAATGCTTGCCAAGTTGTCATTCGTCCTCCTCCTTAATCTTGTTCACAATCTCCAGTCCCTTGCGGGTAGCTGCACCGTGTACAGTGTTGAGTGTTTCGGCTACGATAACCAAGTCCCTTGCGGCGTTGGCTAACTTTGCGGCCGTCAGGTAGTCGGCGCATCCCTCATACTCAATAGCGTTCACCATCTTTAAGCAATCATTACGAATCTGATTGAGTAGTAAGCGGTAGGCTATGCTCACACTATCATCCAATGCACACCAATCAAGGGTTGTGCTGCCGAATGACAGGTCATTTTTAGTTGCGTTCATATGTTTGATTTGTTTTCCTTTCGCGTTTGATTATACACACTGGTATTAATAAGTCAACCATTAAATGTACCGTACTGTACAGTACCTAAACCTCTATCAGTTTCCCGCGACACTCGCCGCATAGGTAGCTATGCCCTTGCAATACTTTATTGTGCCGCCGTGTTGTGAACTGGTAAACCTTTTCACAGTCTACGCATTCATACATAACCGAGCGTTGCCGCCTTGCGGATGTGGTCTGGTAGTTATGGCAACGTATAGGCTTTAAGCCTAGCCGCCGCATTATTTGTTTCCACCCTTCGCCGTGAGGCTGGCGATAGATTGAACCGTGCCGCCGTGTGGCAAAGTATTTCACAAACTGAATTGCGTGCGCCCATTCATGCCCCATTATTTGGTTCACCATGTCGTCAGTGTTGGCTTGCAATAGCTCGCCATTTATTCGCAGGTCGCGCACCCGCCAATCCTTGCACCTTACCATTCCCGCCGTGCGCCCGCGCAGGTTATACGTCACCGGAAACTTTGGCATTTCCAAGTCAGGCCAAAGCTCCACCGTTTGTTCGCGCAGTTCGCGCAGCTTTGCCTCGCATCTGCCTAGCGGGGATGCGCTTGCCCGTGCCGCCAGCTTTGCTTTTAATCGTTCGCGTGTGTTCATTGTTTTCCTTTTGTTTGTTGCTCACTAACTACCGCGCCCACACTTGCCGCATGGGCGCGGTGTGTTAATGTGCTACGCGCCGAAGTTTGCTGGCGTTAGTTTGGTTTTTCCTTTCGGTGTTTTGTTGCGGTCTTTGTCCTTTGCCTTGGTTGGCTTCGCCGCTTTCTTTGCGTCATCCTTTTCCTTATCGGTTAAGGGTTGCGCCTTGTTGGCTTGCTTGTCGAGGAATCGGCTGAATGCCAGAGCAGCCTTGCCGCCATGCTTGCAAACGAATGCCTTGGATTGCGTGGTGTCTTCGGGGAACTCGCCCGCCCCTTGCAATGCCTTCTCCACGAATGGCATGAACGCACACACAATCGCGTGTTGCGCCATGTCGAGGCAGTCCCATGTCCCGCCTTCCTCATTCAGCATGGCTTCACTCTCTTCATTGGCGGGGTTTTCTTGCCCGCCTTTGTTGTCTTCATCCTTTGCCGCCGTCAAGCCATTGTCTTTGCGCCAAATGTAAACCCAATTCTTCAGGGTTTGCGGTGCGTTTTCCAGCTTGGCTTGCCGTGCTGCTTTCTGAATCTCCGCGCCGATAGTGGCGTGGTGTTTCTTGTTGGCTTCTAATATCGCCACGATTTTGGGGCGGTTAGTGGTGTCGCTTTTCTCAATAGCCCGCCCAACTGTTTGGATTTCCTTCACATCATCCACAGATAGAATCGTGAATTCAGGCTTTGATTGCTTTGGCTTTTTATCTGTTGTTTTCTTGCTCATGTTTCTGCTTTCTGTTTTGGGTTTATGTTTACTCACTCAAATCTGATTTGATTAGCTTGCGGCAATCCGTTGGCAGTTCATCAAATTTGATGCGCTTGCCATTATGCTTTCCGAGTTGACCCGATACGCATTGTCCAAATCCTTGCGGATGGCATGGGTGTTCACTCATTCCGCGCCCCGTATAAAATCCGTTGCGTTCGCGTTCGGTGTAGTAAACGGTGAAGCGGTCAAATGTTTCGCCGCCGTTGTCGTATATTGCTTTGATTTTCATTATGTTTTTTCCTTTCGGGTTTGGGTTATTTATTAGAGTGCATACGCACCGTGTTGCTCTTCGAGTGCTTCATGAATCACTTTCAAAACGTTTTCCACAGATGAGGGCTTGGCGTCTTCGTAGTCTGCAACCATGTGGTAGAGGTCAAGGCAATCGGAAATGTGCTGTGATATTTCCCATACGCATCTGCCTTCCCATGAATACATCTTGCCCATGAATTGAAAAAATCCTTTCCATGACAGAGTGTCCACGGATTCGTCGCCTTCCATGTAGTAGCTATACACGGGCTTGAATTCGCCCACCATGTGCAGTAACTCGTCATCATTGCCGTGATGATACAGACTAAACTTGCCGCCAACATCCAAGCATGATTCATGCGCGAAAGGGTTTTCCCCGTTGACGTACATTTCCCCGATGAATTTCCCTGCTTTGTTTTCCCACTCGCCCAGTGTGTGCGTTGCTTTGCATGGCTCAAATTTTGTTTGCGGAGCTAACAAATGTTCACCATATTTGGATTGATGTTTCCCAATGGTGTTAACCGTGGTGTTTTTGAATTCAATGTGCGTGTTTTTGTGCATGATGTTTTCCTTTTTGGTTTGGTTTACTTACTGACTACTGCGCCCGCATCGCGGGCGCAGTGTGTCAATGGGCTAGGCTAAATGCCATTCGCGCAAGTTTTCAATTTGCTTGCCGTTCAAATACTGCTCACCCTTGCGCTGGCAGATTATGGCAAAAGGTGTTAGCCGTTCGCGTGTGGTAGGTGTGGGCCAACCCGCAAGGCTAACCTCTATTTGGTCGGACTCATTGCGGCGCACAATCTCATTGCCGTGAAGCCATATCGACTCGCCGTCTGTGTGTGTGTTGCCGATTGTCTTTGACTTGCGGGCCATGAATGCGTCCGCGATTTGTTGTGTTACTTTTCTCATTATGTTTTTTCCTTTTTTGGTTTGGTTTAACTCACTGACTACTACGCCCGCATCGCGGGCGCAGGGTGTCAATGGGCTTTACCAGTCAATGCCTCCGCGCCTTCCGTCCATTGTAACAAATAACACGCTGCCAGCTTCCGCCTCTTCAATGCGAACATCAAAACTGTCACACTTGCCAGCGTCCAATTCTGACCGCTTAATCCAAATGAATTGCAGGGCTTTGTAGCTTTCGCTTCGAAAGTCGGTTTCGCTCATGGCAGGATGGATTTTGAGCCATTGGCCTTGTTGCGCTAGGATTTTGATTTTGATTGCTTTCATGGTCTGGTTGGTCTGGTCTGTTTTAGTGGGCTTCCCCGTGTGCCAAAGATGGTTTCATGTATGGTACATAGATGGAAGCTTTTTCTTCATTTATCTTTAAGGGGTTACTCACAATGCGGGGTGGCATTGCGAATAGCGGCAAGCTGCGCGGCATTCGGGGCGAGTGGGTCCTGTACAGTACCAGCGAAACACGGGGCGTGATGGATGCGGTGAGCGTGGGCTGGCATGGGCAAGGCGGGGTGGAGTGGTATTATTGGCGGGGCGGGGAAATTGGGTTGAGGGGGGAGGTGGAAAAGGAAACGGCTTTGCTTTTCACTTGCCCTTTGCTGGCCCGAGCTTCCCGCTCACTGCGTTGGCATGGCGTTGCTTATGGTCGGTCATATCTGCGCGGGGCGTGGCGTAGGCGGGAAACTAGCCGCCACTCTCTGTTGGGGTGTACTTATCCACACCGCTAGATGTAGGGGCGGAAGAAACTGCCATGCGCGAGGCGGGGCGGGCGCGGCATCATTAGTAACATTAGTGGTTTGGTAATGATAAGGCGCGGCGGGCGGGCGCGGCTTGCCACCCATACGCCACCCCACCACCCCCCATTGCTCTCTCGCCCTACACACCCCCCCTTAAAAAACTGGACAAGATTTCAACTTATGGTACATTGCGGCATGGCGGAGATATCGGTTAAGAAGAATTTGACTGGCAAGACATTGGATATGTTCTTGGATAAGGTCAGTCGTGGCATGAGTTTGACTGCTGCTTGTGGGGCTTGTGGGATTAGTCCTAATCGGCTGGACAAGTTGAGGAAGGACAAGCCGAAGTTGAACGCGCAGATATTGGCGGCGCAAGCGCAAGCGGAGGAGATGCTTGTAAACAAGATTATGGAAAGCCGTGATGGTAAGCTGGCATTGGCTTTCCTTCAGTCGCGGTTCTCGCACTGGAGTCCGAAGACAACTGGAAGCGGCAATTCGCCCGCGAAAAGCACCGTCTCACCGGAATTGCTTGCGCAGTTGTCTTCGATTCCGGAGCGGGTGAAGAAGCGTAACTAGGTTTATAAATGGACATAGCAATCCTTAAACCCGAACAAAAGAATAAGTCAGGCTTGATTGGTGGGGTTGGATGTTCTGTTGTTGAGCCGGATGACGCCGTGAGGCCAAATCAGCACGACTAATGAAGTTAGCTGGTGTAAGTTAGATTATAACATCTTTTGAAAACCTGTAAAGCATTATCTCATTTATGACACAATTACTTTCTAGTACCGTACAGTACCCTTATGGATAAGAAGAAGATTAAGTTAATGCCTAAACAGCCCCCTGTTAAGCGGCGTGGGCCGAAGATTGAGAAGGGTAAGAGGGATGTGGTTATGCCGAGGAAGACGGTTAAGACTGCTCCTGCTCCATCTTTGGTATTGTCGCCTAGTGAGAAGAAGTCCCAGCGGGCGTTGACTCGGTTGGCTAAAGACAGGGATGCCTTGGAGGAGGCGAGTCAGTTGGAGAACTTCCCGAAGATGTTTCTGGGTATGGAGGCTTATCCTTGGCAGAAGAAGGTATTGGAGTCATTGAATGAGCGTGAGTGTCAGGTGGCTTTGAAGGCGGCTAATGGTTCCGGTAAGACCAGCCTTGTGGCGGCTAGTGCTATTCTGTGGCATATGGTTAGGTTTCCGGAGAGTCTGGTAGTGACGACTGCTGGGGTGTGGCGTCAGGTTGAGGGCCAGTTGTGGCCGACCCTGAAGAAGTATGTCAGTGGGTTGGGGTCAGGATGGAGGGCTACCAGCAATGAGCTTCACTATCAGAATGGGTCAAGGGCTATTGGGTTTAGTACCAATGATGCTGGCAAGTTTGAGGGTTGGCATCGGCAGGGGCCGACAGAGAATCTCTTGATGATTGTTGATGAGGCGAAAACCGTCCCTAATGAAATCTTCACAGCCATATCCAGATGTCAGCCGAGTAGGCTTTTGGTGATGTCAAGTCCAGGAAGTTCGGCAGGGTCTTTCTATGAGTCATTCACTAAACAGCGCAAGTTCTGGGATTGCCATACGGTTACGGCTTATGACTGCCCGCATCTTGAGCGGGGTTGGATTGAGGAACAGATAGAGATGTACGGGGAGAACAGTCCCTTGATTCGTTCCATGATTTACGGTGAGTTCATGGATGACAGTGGGGAGGGGTTGGTATTGAATTTGAAGAATCTTGAGGAGTGTATACAGAATCCGCCGGAATTGAGTATGGGGATGAGAGTAGCTTTTATTGACTTTGCGGCTGGGGGAGACGAATGTGTTTTTGCGTACAGAAATGGAAACAAGGTGATGGAGATGGTGACTTGGCGTGAACGTAATACGAACACGACAATCGGCAAAATCATAAACCTGATTAAAAAGAACAATCTGTCGCAAGACGAGATATACGCTGATGAGGGCGGCATGGGGCTTCCGCTCTGTGATGCCCTCATGGATGCGGGGTATGACGTGCATAGGGTTAACTTCGGGGCTAGACCGTTTGATGATAGGTACGCCAATCGAAGTGCGGAGATGTGGCACACGGCTGCGAGGATTATAGAGAAGCGAGAGGTTATGTTGCCCGATGACGGGATGCTTCATCAACAGATGGTGACGCGCAGGTCGGAGGTCAGTCGAACAGGAAAGCTCGGCATGGAGTCCAAGGACAAGATGAAGTCCAGAGGACTGGACAGTCCGGATAGGGCGGATGCAGTTATGGGTTGTATATCCTGCGGCGGCGGAGTGGGCGGAAGCTGGGAGAGATTCAATGCTGTTACCCGTCCAACGGTGGGAGAGTTGATGGATGAAGCCAGTAGAAATTATGAAGAAGAAGCCTTGCCAAGCGGTATGTATGTGGGGTATTAGTCGTGGGGCATGGTCTTGACATTAAGACGGTCGAGCATAAAGGGAGTGTCTCCATCAGAGGCAGTCTGTTACACTTGCGAAGAGATTGGGATGTGCGTTGCGGAAGACGTAGCTGTTGGTGGCTTTATTTGCGAGGAGTGTATAGGTCATGCGTTAAGGACAGAGATTCTGATAATGGCAACTTGGAGACGGGCAGGGATGAGGCATCCAGACCCGATTGATACTGGTGGGGTAGGTGGAAGAATTTTCTGATTGGGAGAATCACTAATGGCTAAAAAAGAAAAGAAACAAGACGGGCCTTGCGCTCATGGGAATACCAAACCAACCAAGGCTGACTTGAAGGTTGGCAAAGCTGCGCCCAGAGGGCGTAATAGGGGGAGAGGGAGATAATGAGTACAGAACTTTTCAGCCTCGTAAGTAATGACATCAGTTCTCGTGTGCGCTGGGAAACCAGACAAGCACTCTGGTATCAAATGCGTAATGACGGGTTACGCCGAAAGCACAAGCCGTGGCCCAACGCATCCGATGTTCACTTTCCTTTAATTGACACTACCATCAACAAGCTCAAGCCGAGTTTCTTTCAACAGGCTATGGGTCTTGATGTGTTGGCGACATTCGTTCCAATGCGGAGTCAGCTATCCGCTTATACCTCTGCTGCCGAACAGTGGTTTTCTTATAAGCTCAATGAGAAGTCCAACTACGCCACAGAAGTGATGAGTTGGATTGACCATATGCTTGTCAGTGGTCATGGGATTTTGAAGGTATACTGGAATCCGGATAAGGGTCAGATAGAGTTTCAATCTATTGACCCAGTTTATATGATTGTCCCACCGTGGACAAAAGACATTGGAGGGGCTGACCGAGTTTGTCAGGTGATTCCGATGAGCCTTGAGTCATACAAACGCGCTGGAATCTACAAGGATGACAAGAAGACACTGGAAGCAATTTCGGGCGCACAGAACGAAGAGGGTGGGATGCTCTCGGAACTAAAGAATAACAGGGAGATACGGGAAGGACTTACTCACTCTAATGATGAGGAGCAGGTTATTGTGTGGGAGGTTTATTCGCGGGACAAAGACGGTGATTGGATAATGGAATGCTTCTCACCCCAAGCCCCTGACATTCCGCTTCGCAAGGAGATGAAGGTTCCGTTTGACCACGGGACTCCTCCGTTCGTTTCGTGTAAGTATGAGATTACTGGTGGTGGTTGGTATTCGCCTCGCGGAGTCTGCGAGATGTTAGGCCCGTTCGAGATTGCGCTTAACAAGACTTGGAACGAGAAGATGGATGCGGCAACGCTTCTTAATCAGCCGATGTTCAGAGCCGAGCGTGACCTGCCTAACTCCGTTAACCTGCGGATGACTCCTGGCCAAATTCTTCCGTTTGGAATTGCTCCGGTTCAGATGCCGTCTACTCCGATTGACTTTGACAATGAGATGACTCAAACCCAGTCGATTGCCGAACAGCGGGTTACCGTTCCTGATTACGGAATCATGGCCGACAGGGACAGACGCACGGCAACCGAGATTGAATCCATAAATGCCCAAGCCCAGCAGAACATGGACTTGCGTTTGCGCCTGTTCCGTCAGGCGTTGGGCGACCTGTTTCGTCAGGCTTGGAGCTTGCTGATTCAGTTTGATTCCAAGGACTTGCAGTATCGGTTCCTTGAGGACTCCCTTGCTGTTGACCCAGTAGCCCTCCACGAACAATATCAGATTGAACCTCGCGGCGGAATGGATATGGTGAGCAGGTCAATGTTGCTGAACAAAGCAGTCCAGCGAAAAGAACTCTTTATGAACTCGCCTTGGATAAATCAGGTTGAACTGGATAAGAGCATTATCGAGCTTGATGACCCTTCCCTTATTCCCAGATTGGTTCAAGACCCAAACCAGAAGGAAGTTGACGAGAGTGAGGATGAGCAGAGAACCCTCCCAGCCCTCCTGATTGGTCAAGTAATTCCGGTCAAGGCTGGTCAGAATTATCAGACTAGGATTGGAGTGATTATGGCTTTCTTGGAACAGTCAAGACAGACGGGGATGCAGGTAAGCCCACAGGGTATGCAAGCTATCACAACAAGATTGGATGGATTGTTGTTGGCTATGGAAGAGGTTGATACCAATAATGCCCGTGCATTACGCAAGGACGTTATGGAATATCTGCAATCAATCGGGGCCGCTCCCCAGCCACAGGATGAGGAAGCAGCGATGATGGCGCAAATGATGCAGCAGCAAGGCGGTGGTGGTCAGCCTCCCCCCAACTTGGAAGCCCCACCCCAACCAACACCAGACGCCCCAATGCCAGTTGAGGAAACAGCATCAGCGGGAGTAGGCCAGTAAGTACCGTACAGTACCCATGATAAGATTTTTTAGGTTTTTGAAGATTGCTTGGCGTCTATCAGGTAACATCCCTTGGGTGGGCGAACCGGAATGGGGAGCATCAGAAGCGAATTTGTTGCGTAAGTTCCTCGTCACAGTAGAGGGTAAGAAACTACGGATGGTTCTCCTGAACATGGTTTTGAAGCAAAATCAGCAAGCTGTTTCGGAAAAGAAAAACCTTGCATTTGAGGCAGGGTTTGCGAATGGTGTCAGGACAACGGTTCACACCGTTGAGGTTCTGGCAAAGGATTTGGAAGAACCTAAAGAATTTACGGAAGATATATACGGAGCCGAATATCTTCCGAGTGAAGGCTCCACAGCAACGACTGGTCTACTTGGTGCGATGGCTGGTCGAG